GATCTTACTTCCGTTTTGGATGCGAGAACATTGTCCTTCATGTATATGGGTGATGGCCTTGCCGCTACCATCGTAGATACCTTTGCTGAAGATATGACGAGAGAGTGGGGGATCGTAGAGAATGATCCTATTCCCAAAGGAAAGTCGCTGGGTGTTATTGAATCTGAGCTTGCTCGGCTCGATGCTCCTACGCACATAAGACAAGCAAAGATATGGGGACGCCTCTTTGGGGGTGCCCTCGTTTTCATTGGAGCGCAGGATGGGCAGACACCAGATAAAGAGATAAAGCCAGATCGTGTCCGTTCCATCGAGTTCCTAAAAGTAATTGAACTTCCTGATATCCTCACCTATGATTGCCTTTACGATATGAATATGAAATCCCCCAACTTCGGTAAGATAGATCAGTATGCTGTACAGATTCGCGTGGGGGATGAGTGGCAGAAGATGTATATCCATGCTTCTCGCTGCATTCCTTTCTTTGGTCATACAGTTCCTTCGTCCATGACTGGCATTTCTTCTGATGTGCGCTACTGGGGCATATCCTGCCTTCAGCCTGTTCTCGATTATCTCCGCGATTTCTCCGGGGCTATGGGCTCCACTTCTTCTATCCTCCTTGAGTTCATCATCGGGAAGTATAAGTTTTCCGATCTAGACGAGATGCTTGCGAAGGGTGGAGAGAACAAACTGAAGACCCGCGTCGAAGCAATCGATATGACAAAATCGACAATTCATTCTGTAATCCTGGGAGTGGATGAAGAATACTCGCGCGACAGCGCCACAGTAACTGGTATTGCAGACCTTCTAGACAGATTCATGATGAATCTCTCTGCTGTGACTCGCTATCCTGTGACGAAGCTGTTTGGGCGCTCTCCTGCTGGTCTTAATGCCACTGGTGAGAATGATCTTAAAAATTATTATGATGCCGTTCGTTCTGAGCAGTCTGCTACGACAAAATATCTACAGAACCTTGTAAACATAATCGCCAATCTAAAGAACCTAAAAGGTGAGTACACATGGAAGTGGAAGCCGCTGTTCCAGCTCTCCGAGAAGGATCAGGCCGAAGTCAAGCGTCTTGAGGCTGAGTGTGTTCGCACTTATGCAGATGCCTACGAAAGAATGATGAATCAGACTGTGCTTCAGCCCGAAGATACGTGGAAGCTTATGTTCGAGAAGATACTCGGTCCTCGCGCTGAAAGTTTCTTTACGCAAAAGATTGAAGAGGAGATTGAGCAAACTATAGAGCGAAACGCCAAGATTCAAGAGGCCTCCGCTGAGGCTGAAGGCGCAGTAGAAGGAGAGGGCGGGGATGACAAGACTAATCCTAAGAGCGGAGTTAAAAAGGTACCGACAGACCCTAAATAAAGGGCAGCGGGCCGCTTCGTATAGGAGGCGGTTCCGTCTAAAATACCCTCACAAAGAGGAACGGCAAATAGAGCAGCGCATATCTGCTTATTTTGCTGTGACAACAAAAAAGGTTATTCAGTTTGTCAAAGCACAATATCCGAGGCCAATAGAGCGCGGAGATGGGTTCGAGACTGAGTTTGCTTTGTTTATGTCTCAGCTTGAACGGGAACTAAACTTAGAGATGGTTGGCGGCTCCGTTGATATGAGCCCCTTCATAAATAGGATTCTGGAATTCATGCTCCGCTTCAAAGAAGAAGAGATTGCGGAGTATATGAAGACGCTCACAGGGCGTCCATTCTACGGAACTACTGAGTGGTGGGATACCACGCGGCGTTCCTGGATAGATGTGCTGAATCGCTCCATGACAAAGAATATAACTGATTATGTTGAATCCGTTCGTGATATTGTATACAAGGCTGTGAGAGAAAGCCGTTCCTTAGATGATCTGATATCAGACATAATGAGGGTAAACACGGCTCTAGATGCGAAGAAGGCCGCGTTCCTTGCCCGTGATATGGTCGGGAAGCTGAACGGAGAGATAGAGCGCCAGCTTCAGATGAGCGTTGGTATCGATGGTTACTTCTGGCAAACCATGGCTGATGAGCGGGTACGCGGGAAGCCCGGAGGAGTATATGCAGAGACGATCCCTAGCCACTGGGCTATGGAGTCGAAGGTCTGTAAATGGTCCGATGTTTCTGTTGTGTCTTTGGATTATGGGAGGACGTGGGTACCACGCTCTGCAAATATGCCTTTTAAGCATCCCGGTGAGGATTGGCTGTGTAGGTGTTCCGGTGCCCCGTTCTCTCTTTCTTTACTGCATGAGATTGATAAAGAGTTGGAAATGGAGAGGGAGAGTTAATGAGATTAACAAGGGAGATGATTGAGAAGATTCAGGAGGCCATCGAGCCAATCGAGTACGGTTCGCTCCACATGACGTTTGTGGGTCATCTGGACTCAATAGACATCGATGTGACCGAGAGAATCCGCATAAAGAAGGGCAATCCCCGCGCAGGAGAGATACACGTGTAGGGGGCTTGACATTTATTCAAAAATATGATACTATGCTTTCTGACATAACTAGTTAAGAGCTGACCGAGATTCGGAGGCCAATACCTTTAAGGGGTGTTGGCCTTTTTGTTTTTGGAGGGCGCGATGGCCGAAGAGACTACGGCAGACGAAAAAGAGAAGTGCCCGAATTGTGGGACAGAGCTGAAGGAAGAAGCTTGCCTGAAAGACGGATGTGGTTATAAGAAGAAAAAGACCGATTCTTCAGCACCAAACGTAGTTCGTGGTGATGTCTTCGAGGATGATTGGAACTTTACCATGCGCGATACCCCCGAAGGGTATCTGGAAGGTAAGGCGGTGGTTACGAATATAGGGGTATTTACATACCTGAACTCGGACGGAACTGTTCGCAGGGAGCTTAGGCATCCTGATGATGTGTTCTCCCCTGAGTCTGCTTGGTCTATTAAGGGCAAGCCCATTACGAATGATCACCCTGCTGTTTTGGTCACGGCAGATAATATCCGTGAGTACGCTGTTGGTAAAACTGAAGGCGATCCTATTATTGATGCTTACCACCTAGCCATTGGTCTAGTAATTGATGATAAGGATACGATTCGGCAAATCAAAGAAGGAAAACGGGCGCTATCGTGCGGATATAATTGTAAGCTGGATTGGACTCCGGGTACATACCTGGGCGTTCAGTACGATGCTAGGCAGTTCGATATCCGCTACAACCATTTAAGCGTTGTGGACAGGGGACGTGCAGGTGATGCTGCCAGAATGCATATAGATTCTGTGGAAGATTCACTGATCATACACGCGAAAACAGATCATAAGGAGGTTCCTGTGGCTGATGAGACCATGAGAACTATTTCCCTTGACAGTGTGGATTATAAGGCTGAGGATAAGGTCATTGATGCGTATAACGCCTCTGTGGCTAAGTCGGTTGAGCTTCAATCTAAGATTGATGGCCTTACCGCTGATAAATCTACTGTTGAGGCTGAACGGGACGCGCTGAAGGAGAAGAACGCTGAACTCCAAAAGCAGATCGATGAAAAGAAAGATTCGGTCGATGTGTCCAAGATTGATGAACTCGTGAAGGCGCGTATGGCCCTTCTCGATGTCGCTAAGAAAGCAAATGTTGAAGTCACCGATGCTATGTCTGAAAAGGATATCATGGTTGCTGTTATCACGGCGAAGGCCCCCAAGGTCAAGCTGGACGGCAAGGATGACATCTATATTAAGACTCGCTTTGAGATTGTGTGTGAGGACATGGCCGAGCAGGACACTGCTGATGCCGAGACCAAGATCCGCAAGGTCAACGAGCCTAAGAAGGACGGGAAGAAGGTCGATGCTGAGGCAAGTCGCCAAGCTTACATTGATAGGATGTTGAATCCTAAAAAGGATGGAGGTAAGTAATGGCTGCTTATGGTAATCAGGATGCCGGTATTGCCGGTTCTCTGTTTGGTGCAGACTATGACATCGAAACTAAGGTTGTGCTCTCGGGTGTGACGTTTGATTTTGGTGAGCCGGTCTTTGTTGATGCGGGCGTTGAGGATGTTGCCTACGCGGGCGACTCCAATGACGCTTCGCTGAAGTTCCTGGGTGTCGCTGTTGTTTCTCATAGGTCGTATGATGGCTCTGAGGATCAGTATGTCGAATACCAGGATATGAACGTGGTTACGCGCGGTCAGGTGATGGTTCCTGTGGCTTCTGGTCTCTCGACTATTGCGAATGCCCCTGCGTATGTTGTTGATGATCGGTCCAGTGCTGATTATAACACGTTCACTACGTCCAGTGATGGTACGTATGATATTGGTGGTTACTTCAGGTCGAATGCCTCTGATGGTATCGCCCGTGTTGAACTCCGTGGTCTGAAGTAATAGGAGGAAGAAATGGATCAAGATAGAGTTGATACCGTGATCTTCGAGAAGCAGCTTGAATACATCAAGGCACAGACCTTTGATGAGATTCTTAGTGACCTGAAGGCCCTTATCCTTCTGCCCGTCACTTCCGAAGTCCCTGAGTGGGCCACTGAGATGACGTGGCGCTCGTACAAGGGCTACGGAGTTGCGAAGTTCATTGCCGACATGGCTAATGATTACCCTCTCGCGGAAGTGGGCGGGTCCGAGGAATCGCGCAAGATCCATACCATTGGTATGGGCTATGATTATTCTGAGAAAGAGCTGATTCGCGCGGCTCATGCTGGTGTGCCTCTCGACGCCAAGAAGGCGAAGGCTGCGCGCAGGGCTATTGAACAGAAGCTGGATAGCATTGCTTGGAATGGGGATACTTCCCATAACATTCCTGGCTTCCTGAGCTATCCTGGTATTACGGAATATACGGTCCCTGCGACTGGTACTCTTTCCACGAAGACTTGGAGCACTAAGACTTCCGATCAGATCCTCACCGATCTGCATGGAATTCTGAATGCTATTGATACGGCTACTGATGGTAAGGAGAAGGCTGATACTATCATCCTTCCGAAGACCCAGTATCTGCTCATCAAGCAGAAGAGGCTTTCGGACTACTCGGAGAAGTCGGTTCTTACCTACTTCCTTGAGTCGAATCCTGGCGTCACTGTG